GTTATAGATAGATGGGCAGAATGTGAAAATGCTTTAGGTAGATATGACATTGCGGGCGGTGATTTAAAAACTGAACCTTCATTACATTATTGCGGTAATTTTTGGTGGGCTACGGCCGATCATATACGCAAACTTCCTAATCCAAATGATACTGCATGGTGGATTAATTTTAAAGAAAAATCTAATGACCCTTGGATAAAAGAAGCACCAGTTAGAATGTATGATGAATTTTGGATTGGCGCCAGAGATAATATTAATGCTTTTGATATATTATCAAAAGTTTCTAAAAATGATAAAAGACCTGTTATGACGGGTTGTTATACACAATTAGAATGTGAGAGGATGTTTAGATGAAAGTTGCTATTATTGGTGCCGCAGGACATGTGGGCTTTCCTTTTTCTTGTGTCACGGCAAACGCTGGACATACAGTTTACGGTATAGATAGAAATGAAAATTTAGTTGCTGATTTGAATAAATGTATCGTGCCTTATGTTGAAGAAAACGCACAAACGATTTTAACAGATAATATAAATAAAAAGAGACTATTTTTTACTACCGACTCTAAATATATTAGAGAGAGTGATGTTGTTGCCATTATGATCGGTACGCCAGTTGATGGAGAAGGCAATGCACGACTTGATGATCTTTTTAGTTTTATTGACGATCATCTTATTTCTTATATGAGCAAAGGACAGTTGATTATACTTAGATCAACTGTTTCGCCTGGAACTACTGAAGTTTTAAGAAGACATATCAACAATAAATTACAATGGCAAGAAGGGAATGATTATCATTTAGTTTTTTGTCCTGAAAGAGTTGTTCAAGGAAGATCGATTATTGAAAGTACGAAGTTGCCTCAAATAGTAGGCGCTTTCAGTAAAACTTCTTTTGAAGTGGCCAAGAATTTTTTCAAATCGTTTGTTAATAATGAAATTTTCTTTTTGACGCCTAAAGAAGCAGAAATTGGTAAACTTATGACGAATATGTATCGTTATGTAAATTTTGCATTGGCGAATGAATTTTGGATGATTGGTGAGCAAAATAATGTAAATATTCATAAAGTTATTGCGGCGTGTAATTATAATTATATTAGAATGGATATGCCACAACCAGGTCCTAATGTCGGCGGCCCTTGTTTGTTTAAAGATGGTAAGTTTCTTCTTTCTCATATTCCTTTTGCTGATCTTATTAATACCAGTTTTCATATAAATGAAGGTATGCCAGATTATATTTTTAATGTTATAAAAGGTATGAACCCGCAAGTAAGTAAAGTTCTTATTCTAGGGTTAACTTTCAAAAAAGATAGTGATGATATTAGGAATAGTCTATCTTTCAAGATGCGTAAAGTTTGTAAGAAACATGGTGTTTTGGTTGATCTTTGGGACCCATTCATAGAAACAAATATTGTCATGAAGAATTCTGATTACGACGCAGTTATTATAATGACACCACACACAAATACAAATAATCATTGGTCGCCGGCAATGTTTAGAAAAGATTGTATTATTGCTGATATTTGGAAAATTTTTCCGGCAAGTTATCATAGTAACAGTGGAATTTATAAAGTTGGAGATTTGAAATGAGAATATTAGTTACAGGTAGCGAAGGATCATTAATGCAGGCTGTTATTCCTTTGCTTCTTAAAAAAGGATATGTTGTTTATGGTTGCGATAATCTTGCTAGATACGGCGAGCGTCTAGGAATTGCTGGCAATGATTATATTTTTATAAAATGTGATTTGACAGACGGACTAAGTGTAGAAAAAATGTTTGAAAGCATTAAGCCCGATTATGTTATACAAGCGGCAGCAACCATATATGGTGTAGCAGGATTTAATAGATATTGTGGTGAAATGTATAAAGACATAACTCTTCATGATAATGTTTTAAGAGCATCGGTTAAACACAATGTTCAAAAGGTAATTTATATATCTTCTTCTATGGTATATGAAAATTGTCCTCAAGATTTATCTGTTGCCGTTCATGAAGATATGATAGACAATTATCCAGCACCATATACAGATTATGGATTGTCAAAATTTGTAGGTGAAAGATTATCTAAAGCATATTACAAGCAATATGGAATGAATTATACTATTTGGCGTCCATTCAATATCATTACACCGTTCGAAAAATCAGAAAAAACAGAAGTAGGTATTTCACATGTTTTTGCTGATTATATTAAAAATATAGTACTTGACAAAAAACATCCATTGCCTATAATCGGTGACGGTTATCAAGTTAGATGTTTCACATGGATAGATGAAGTTGCATCCGCAATCGCTGATTATTCTTTTGATGTTAAAACAGACAATAAAATTTATAACTTAGGAAATAAAGAACCAATTTCAATGCGCGTTTTAGCGGAAAAAATTAAGAATATTGCAGCCGAGGAATATAGATTGTTTAACGATTATTATCTTCTTTATGATACAGTAGGAAATTATGAAAACGATGTTCGTGTGCGTATTCCAGATGTAGATAAAGCAAAGAACGAATTGGGTTGGGAAGCAAAAATGAAAGTGGATGATTCTATTCGTGTTTGTTTAAAACATGTAATCGCTAAGTAAATTTTATGGAAAAAGAGCATAAATTTATGTTGGAGATGGCAGAATATGTATGGCAAAAAGTCAAAGGTTATCCAATTCCCGATAGTTTCTCGGAAGAAGATCGTGTGTCAATATACGAAACCTACTATCACAGAGCCGTGGCCCAGTCGCAAGGTGAGTGATAATCTAGAATTAAAAATGATAGGTGCTATAATTGGTGCTTCTATTATGTTTGGTATTTTTTACCTCTCATCTATATCGTTATATGTGAAATGATACGAAAGGATAAAAAATGAATAATTTGAGTTGGATTATCTATGGAGCCGACGTTGCATCTAACGCCAAAGGCGCCTTGGGATTTATGACCTTTATGACTGGCTTTTTTAGTATCCTAGGATCAACCCTAGG